TAATGGTAGTAGCACTAGCGTCAGGACAGCAGGGCCTCCAGAAAGTATCTTTACAGCAAGTGGTGATATCGGCCCAGTCGTAGCCGCAACCTCCCTCGGAATCAGTGTCTACAACCGAGCAATTAGGATCCTGTTCGCATTCTTCAACATCGTCAGTATAATCACTGTCAAAATTCTCATTCGTCCAGCACGTACCCTGTCCTGGGCACGGCTCGTATTGTGTCCAGCCATCATCTTCTAAATCTTCTTTATCTTCTTCTGACGTTCCTGGAGGCAAGTATTTTCTGTGAATAAACTTACATTCTTGTTTCCAGGATTTTGTAGTTACAAGACAATGATTTCCATTATCATCTATATAAGACCCCGTTGCTACTAAAGTAGAGTCTCCTTTAACCTTACATTTACATTCAGTGTCTTCAGGACCACCCCCTGGCCCTGGCCCTCCAGGCCCTCCTGGTCGAGGAGGTGCAGGAGCGACATCCCCAACCTTGCATCCCGCTTCGCAAGCAGCTAAAGCTGCAGCTTGTGTGTTTCCTTTATACTCTCCGCTGTTCCCAGGCGTTTGCACACACTGCCACTCATAGGTGGTTTGACCTCCCCCCACTTCTCCTAGGCCACCGTCTTCCGATAAAGTGGGTTCACACCTATAAGAATACAACGGAGGGGGATCTGTCGTCGGCGGCGATGGAGGAACCTCGCCCCCTGTTGTGGGGGGATCTGCATCTAATGTATATCTCCACTTTATACATCTTTCATCACAGCAATGAATTCCTGTGCAACACCCTACCTTCGCNGCAGATTGTGCCGCACAAGCTCCCCCAGGTGCCTCAACGCTCGTTTGACCCTCCNNCGTATAATTATCCTCCCCATACGGGTTTGTCCACCCGTCAGGACCATCCTCCAGAGAGCCCATTTCGTCATTCCAGGAGTCGGAATTAACGTCATTATCTGGATCCGAGCTTGGTCCAGTATAAATACATCTCTGCTGCCAACATTTTTCAACTTCAATTGTTTTAGGAAATCCTGATTCTGAAATAACTTCCCCAAGAATAACTACATCATCAGGGAAAGATACCTCAATGGTTGGTCCTCCTCTAATTCGACAATTACAGAACCCCTCATTAGGAGTATTAGCACTTCCACCACCTCCACCACCTCCAGGAGGAGGAGTGTCAGGTTGAGGTCCCTGAATATCGGGAACACAAATCGCTCGACATTGGTTCGCAGTGGGGTAAGCTCCTAACGTATTCGGGGGTGCAGGGAAACACGACCAGAGCCCAGCCGCATAAGCGCACGCCCACCAAGGATCTACAGAAGGCGGCCCTGGGTCTCCAGTGGTTGGACCAGGGGGCTCTGGCTCGCGTACACATTCTAAATGGCAATCCGCTGCTTTATCATAACTACCAGGAGGAGGAGGTTGCTCCGTAGGTAATGTTACCTTTTGGCATTCTTCATTAATAGGCAACCCACAAGTCCACCAATCAGTATACCCCGTTAAAGTCCCTCCTCCCGTAGTGGGAGGCGTAGGAGAAGTTGGAAAAGTTGGTGCAGTTGGTGCAGTACGACTACCAGGTGTGAATACCGCATCAGGCAAACATATTTTCATGCAATCTTCGTAGTTTGCACCATCTGCCATTACAGAAGGTATATTTTGATCATAAGCGCAACCTAAGGCTATGTTTTGAGAATTCCTCATACAAACATAACCGCCGAAACTGTGTGTTCCTCCTCCTCCCCCTCCTGGAGTAGTGGGACCAGTAGCTACTATGCATTGTCCATCACAAGCAGCTTTGCTTCTCCATACGGTAGGATCAGTAGGCTCAGCCAACACACTCCACACACACTGAGTTCCAGGAAAGGGACATACGTATCCACCTAATTCCCAAGTCGGTCCCGTTGGCCTAGGAGAAGTGGGAAAAGTTGGTGTTGTAGGATCTGTAGGTACTGTGAACGGTCCTCCTCCTGGAGTAGTTCTTGGCCTGCCCCCAGGATCCCAATCATTACTACATATCTTCTCACAAGCTTTTCGTGATGGTTGACCTGGGTAAGGGCCTCCAGTGTCTGCATATGATTTACGAACACATTCCCTTCGAACTCCTAAATAAGGTACAGATCCTACCTCCTCACATTTCCATCTCACTACTGAATCAGGGGTAACAGGACCAGTTGGGAGAGGTCGAGTACCAGGGGGAGTGGGAGGGGTGGGAGGGAGCGTAGGAGGGCGAGGGCTTATTGGCCCAGGGTCAAGATCACTATCACACTGAGCCTCACATTCACTCTTCTTCTCGTGCCCAGGAAGATTAAAACCATCAACATACCACCTACGAATACATCTGCGCTGAACTCCTAAGTAAGCTACAGTTCCAATCGCCTCACACACCCAACGAGAAACGGTCACTTTCCCTGGAGTATCGGGTCCAGGCAGGGTAGGCTTGCCTGGGCCAGGAGTTGTGGGAACTGTCCTCGGTCTTGTAGGATCGGGATCGGGATCTTCTCCACCTGTAGTGGGAACTGTCTTCGGCTTTGTGGGCATCGGAGGCGAAGGGGGGGTGGGGCTTGTAGGTACCGTCCCTATTCCTGGATCATCAGGTCCAAAGCAATCTTGTTCACATAATTCTCTTGAAGGATAGCCTTGATTAGGATCACCCAAATAAGATTCACAGCGCCGATTTACGCCTCCTAAAGGTGTTCGTCCTCCAGTGACGGGTCCTCCCTGCACACATCGCCAGCGTTCCGAAAAATTACCTCCTCCTGGGTCTGTATCAGGTCTTCCTTTGTCGCCTCGCGGACCACAGTTTGTTTGACACACACCTAATTCAGCCCAAGATGTAACGCCATCAGCCTCCAAGTTACTTACAAAATAACAGTTCCAATAAGGATCCATTCGACATTTATAAGCTCCTGGACCTTGTGTAGTAGGTCTTCTTACCCCAGGAGTAGGAGTGGTAGGAGGAGGTTTGCAAGCTTCTTCGCACTCTCTCGGAGTTGCCCAAATCTCAGGTTCATTAGGGTCTCCATCAGGAGAATGAAAACAATACCAGTAAGGTGCCCTCCTGCACTTATACCCTCCGTCGCCTCCACCCGTGGTAGGGCCTGGAACTTTAGTGGCTGGTCTTGTGCCAGGGCCAGTAGGTGTTGTACGAGGAGGTCGAGAAGGTCTCGTAGGCCCATCATTTCTACACAACCTCCTGCACTTCTCTGGGGTATCATGCCCGTCATCTCCGTGAGCAAGTTTGCGTACACAGTGTCTTGTGGGGGTTACCTCAGCCCCTCCTACTCCTCCCGTTGTTATAGGTCCAGTATGCACATCTTCGCAATACCACTTATATAGACTCTCCTCCGTGCCTGGGCCTCCTCTCGGGCGTGTAGGATCTCCGTCATCTCTGCATTCTTTCTGGCACTCCTCTACACTTCTATATCGTTTTTGTCCTGGACCAGCAGGAAGGTTTGTATAAACACAATCCCTCGTAGTGCCTGCTGTGGGCTCCATTCCTCCTGCCGTTGTAGGTCCTGATTCCTCACAAACATATGCCCCACTTTCAGGAACAATAGGCCCACCAGTCTCACAACTCTTTTTACATTCAGCTTGAGAATTATACTTACGATCATTAGGGCCAAAAGCAGATTCAGGTAAGAGAATACACTCCCGTAGTTGATTCGCAGCAGGGGCAGGCCCTCCCCCTCCCGTAATGGGACCTCCAGACTCATTTTCTACACATTTCCAATACGAATTAGGTGATACAGGTTTAGGTCGCCCAACATCTCTATAGCAAACACGCTCACATGCCTGCCTAGAGGGATATCGTACCTCATTAGGGCCAAAAAAGGTACTGTATATACATCCCATCACCCCTTGGGAGTCTACACATCGCCAACCATCGGTAGGTCCAGGAGTTGTAGGTGGACGCCGACCTCCATCCTGGTCCATATAGCAAACACGCTCACATGCCTGCTTAGAGGGGTACTGTATCCCAGCAGGGTTTGTAGTGTACATACATCCCATCACCCCTTGGGTGTTTACACATCGCCAACCATCAGTAAGTCCAGGAGTTGTAGGTGGACGCCTAGTCCCTCTAAAGCAAACAGCCTCACATGCCTGCCTAGAGGGATATCGTACCTCATTAGGGCCAAAAAAAGTACTATATATACATCCCATATGCCCTTGGGTGTCTACACATCGCCAACCATCGGTAGGTCCAGGAGTGGTGGGGAATGTTCGAGGTCTTGTGGGAGGGGTTCCGCTGGGGTCTATTCCACCGTCTGGTACAGTGGGTCTGTCCCGTGGAATACAAACATGAATAGGAGGACAGCACGGCTCATCATCTGGATTCCGAGTGTCCTCACAACATGCTGGAGCAATTCCTGTACATGCTCCTCCTGCCTTTCCGCTAACCCCTCCTCCACTATTAGCTGCATCCGCTGCCGCTTGTTCAAAACCCCCAGAATGATCAGGTGCGCCCTGCTCAGGAAAACATTTCTGTTCAAAAGTGAGACAAGTCTGACCTACATCTCCCCCAGGAGGTTCAGGGATTCCTCCTCCTCCTCCCGTAGTGGGGCCTCCACCACCGCTACTTCCACCTTGACCGTCCCCCCCTGTNGGTGTTCCGTCTCCGACTACTCTACAAACACACCCAGGAAGCTTATCTCCAGGTCTTGTCTCTGGCGTAGTAGGTGGGGAAGGAAGGGTAGGTCTTTCTCCATCAATACCATCGGGATCAACAACAGTAGGAAGCGTAGGCTCCTCAGGACCGCAATCAGGGCAACCCCTGTTGATGGATCCAGGCCCGTGCCCTCCTGCGAATTCACCGCATTGAAAACTAATAACCTCTTGGGGCATTTAAATTTAGGTTTGCGGCTTGAGAGTGATGGTGGGGTTGGTAGTATTTAAGTTTCCGTATAGATACTGAGAGTCTGAGGTAGGAATTCCTATCATTTTCCAAGTAACTGTGGGGTATGTACATTTACCTACCCTAGGGTTGCCAGTGTACCCTAAGCCATTTAATTCACTAATAGGAGTAGTATTAGATTTCAATAAATCCTCAACAGGAACAATAAAGCTACTAAACCTGCCTCCACCTCGCTCAGATACCGATAAAGTTTGAGTCGTTTTCTTTTTCTTACCTGTTGTGGTGAAGGATAAGGAGTGAGGTGAGGGGAACCGAGGAACGTTAGGTCCTTGATAAACATCATTTGCGGCAAATGCAACATATACAACAAACTCATCATACCCCTTTTCTACCCAAATACCTGCGTACTGAGAAGGCATAGGATTGTTATCATCTCTAGAGAATCCTCTTTGTGTCTGAGGAAGACAATTAGCTAATTCAACATCAATCATGTAATCGGCTAACCATGCAGCAGCTTCCCGATTAAATCTAACACGTTTAGAAATGTAATGGAAGTTAACTCTACTATACGCCTCACCTGTCTCTGAGTTATCAAAACTCGATAATCTACTGGGAGGGTTAATAGAATCAGGACCTGTCCCGTTCGCATTAGTAATCTGACTATAGCTTCCTGCAACAATAGATCCATCACCTGCACCCGCATCTTCAGTAGTGCCTAGGAAAGTATTAATATAATCGTTAGGATATAATCCTTTATCGCTAAGATCTTGTAACTGGCACCACTGCGCTTGATCCCAATCAGGATAAGCGGGAATACTAATTTGCGCTCCGTTACTTCCTATTCCATATTTACTAGTGATATACTGTCGAATATACTGTAAGCTATCGTTGGATGTAACATCATCCCCCGCAAACTGTGATTGATAGAAATCATAAAGCGCTCCTTCAGGGCCAAAGTTCCATCCTCCAAAGATGTATCCTGCCGCAACAACACTTACATTATCTGGCTGGTTTTCTTCGTCCGCAATAAACCCATTCACATGATTCACTACCTTCCTCAGTTCCATATCCAACTGTGCTTTACCTACTGCTGGGTTAGCAATAGACAACTGAGGCATGGCTGCTGCGATACCTGCTCGTTCATTGTAAGTAAGCTCTGCAGTGCGGAAGAAAGGTCGAATATCTACAACATCCTGTGCTCCAATAATTTGGGCTCCCTCTAAATCGCGTCCACCTGCTCTTTGAACAAAGACATAAGCAACAGGAAGGATGGACTGTCCGATTAGCTCTATCGCATTTGCTTCTAAGTTTTCTGCGATAAGAGGTGCTAAGTTAAGGAGATCGTCAGGAGATGGGAAGGACCCTCGAACATCCTGCCCAAGCTCATTCCCAGACGTAGCTAAGAAGCCTAGGTTTGCAGCATTATTATCAGCCGCATGAGCCATAATCATTGAGTTACCAAACTCGTCTATCGCTGACTGTGGAGTATATGTTGATGCTAGATCTGTTAATCCTTGGTAAGAAGGTCCAATACCTGCACCTCGAACTACTCCAAGAACGGGGGTAGTAATGTCCTGCACAGCCCCGCCTCGTAAAATCTTTGCGCTTTCAGCATCAATAGGCTTAGTATATAAGAAAATTAAATCAATCCGACTCTCAACCCCAGGAATTATTTGTCTAGCTCCCNGCTCGTCAATGTAATAAAAATCGTTATCACTAAATGCTGGGATTTCAACAGATAGTTCATTAGGAACGTCAACTACTGCGAGCCTGCTAACCCCTCTCCATTTTTTAACGAACGTAGTTTCAGCTAAAGGAAGCTTTCCGAACCCAGTAATTTCGTTGGTAGTAGAATAACTAGGAATTAAAAAACTATCAACAGTGTTGCCATAACTCTTAGCCCAAAGAAGAGCTTGTGTAATTACAAAAGGACCAAAGCCTCCTGCTCCCGTAGTACCTGTATATGCTTTCCTATCCCCTGTTGTTCCTGCTGCGTCCGTTGCAGAATCACTACTCCGAACAGCCCAAGTAAAAGCTCTTTCAGCCAAACCATTCATGTTAAGCGCATCTGCTGCAAGGGTCGATTGGAAACGAGCAAGAGCCGTAATTAATAAGTTGTTATAGGAAGTTCCAAAGGTCCCAGGGTTATTGGTAGCTGCACTCCACGCATCTACATCCCCTACCGCAGTCCCCATTACCTGTTGTAAGTATTGAAGAGGTTGTTTAGTAGTTGCATCATTTACTCTAGCCGTAAATCTTCCAGGCTTCACCCTAACAAGGCGATCTCCTCCTGTCGAATAAGGTTTTAACTCTGCAATATCTTGTCTTTTAATATCTTGAACAGCGTTTTCTGTTAGAGATTGTTGTAACTGATCTCTAAGCCATAAGCAGTTTTCCTGTAGCTGCTTAATGGGGATGTTATCCACCTCGAAATAATAAGGATCATTTTGTTTAAATAATCTAATAGGTTCCGTGAACCGAAATGAGCTTTCTGTATATCTAATTTGTGCCATTAATCCATCCTCTTAAGATCAAAAATGTTTGCTGATCTAAATCCTTTAATTGCAGAGCCATCATAAGCTTCAGCCCCAAGTTCTGTATTGTCTCCCGACCTATAAATCGTAGCTCTTTTAGGTCTTCCCGAGCCTCCTAAAGCGGCATTTTTAGCATTCGCAAACGTATTAGCTGCAGACTCATCTAACATACATTGAGTTGGGTTATCATCTAAGAACTCTTTACAGTAATAAAATCCCGACATCGCAAGCCCCGTAGGGACAGCACCTAAAGGCGTAGCATCCCAATCACTAATTTTTAATAAATTCGGATATAGAGAGCTAAGAGAAGTACTTCCTACAGGGACAATTGCTGACACTGGCGCAGACATATTGTAGCCCTGAGCAAACACTTGGTTTGCAGCCCCCGTCATCCAAGTTACGGGAACACCGTCGTGAGGGAAGGCTCCTTTATTGTAACCAAAAGTAGCATCATGTGCTAAGAATTTAGTGCATGAATTAGGTGAGAAGTAAATCCTAAAGACTCCTTGATTAAGGAAACTAGATCCTGATGCTCCATACACAGTCTTTGGATTGAGAGTAAGGTTTCCTGCTGTTGCTAATCCTGCGCCACCTAAAAGTTTTTCAGTCTCATCATTTATATGTCCACTGACGGGGAAATATCGACCAAAAGGATCATTTACTCCCACTCCGCTAGGAACTAACCATAAACCAGACACAGAACCTCGACCAAAGGTGTCTAAAACACTCAATCTTCCTGTGTCTGGAGTCCCTGATGGAGCCCCAGAAGCAGGAACAGGAAGAAGCCCAGGGGATGTATAATCATCAGGGGCGAGGGCCGAGGTCCAGACCGCACTAGGGCCATGATAACCTACATCTGAAGGGTAACATCCACTTACAGAAGTAAAGGCTACCTTTAGTTCTGAATTATCAGCAATATTCCAAATCATTAATCGGCTACAAGTGTCTCCGCTCGCATTGTAGTATGCCCCGTCCAGAGGACTATTAGCAGTTCCTATAGGGAAGTGAACGTTCGTAACATTTACCTTGCTGCCATCCACTGCTCTAATACATACGCCACCCTGGGTAACATCTTCCAACTCTTCAGTGGACATTACCGCACCAGCTAAGAAATCTGTAGTAATAAGGTATTGATTGTTTCGTGTTTTTTCGGTAAACGTGGGGAACGGCATCCAACTGAATGCTCTCGCCGCATTTCCTGTTAAATCGTCTAAATAGTTGCTCGTAATTCCTGTTCGTATTTGAGGGTTAGGATAGAATTGAATGGAGCCATTCTTAATAAGACCACTTATATCAAGATTGTCATTAGTCTTATAATCTTGTGTCATAGTCATAAGCATTGTACGCCCATGAGAATATTCTCCCCAGAAATTGTGGTAATCCCCACAATCATTCATGTTAATAACAGAGTTGTGATTAGCAACCAAGCAGGCCCTAGTAGAATGAAGCTCTACGGAAGTGTGATTACCTGGAGCACTTAAATCGAATCCACTACCGTCTAATGCGTAAGTATCCCTAACGCGAGGTGGCCCAATATCGAGTACAGAATTATTTTCTACTAATGCATCCACTCCAAATTGAGCGATACAAGTGGGACCGTGCAAGCCTAGCTTTGAATTATTTTCTGCCGCAATACCTGCAACATACTGCTGCTTTTGGTACGCCGCAGGCCCAACTAAAACAGTAGCTCCATTTTTTGTGCCAAAGAATTCAGCTTCGGAGGAATCTTTAGAGCGTAACAACATTCCAGGAGACACAGTTTTTAGAGCTACTTCTGCTGCGTCTCGGTACATTGTAGAGTGAATAAAGTTTGCATAAGAGTTGCTTTCTAGCGAAATCGCAGGAAGAATTCCAAACCCTATCCCCGTAGCATTGTTAACAACTCCATGGGCTCCACTAAAAATCATATGCCCATACTTTTCTGGAAGATGATTTTTTCTTTTTAATTCAAAGCTGGAGTTATTTCGCAGAACAATGTGCTGTCCATTCGCTCGGAAATCATACTGTTTTCTAGTAGCTTGGCCTGTGGTTATTCCAGGGCTTACGGAGTTTCCGTTAATAACAAATGTATTGTAAAGAATTTTTGAATTATCACAAACAAACCCTTCACTAGTATGATCTTCTACGCAAATCTGCTCAACCTGTAGCTCTGTATTGTTAAGTTGAGAGCCTTTTTTGTTTCCGTAGATATCAAAAAGACCCTTGATATTTAACGAAGAGTTTTTAGCTATTAGACCATAGCCTGTATTAAGCTCCGTATTAATCATCCCCCCAGTGTATGGAAGAGCAGCAGCAGATCTAGCCAACCCGCCCTCCATTCGGCTATTATGTAGATCAAATCCTACATAGTTTCTAGACATAGAAAACACAGTATCATACCCTGACGCAGGAAGGTCTAGTCCTGGGTTGTGTGCGTATGGTGGACGTAGCTCAGTATTAGTAGCGTGAGTACCTGAGACCACAGCACTTAAAGTAATATGGCTATTAAACGCTTGTAAGCCTGCACCTTTTTCAGTAACTCTAGTGTTAGTCGTATCTCGGGAATAATTTCTATAAGAAAATGCAGATCTAGATAAAGTTACATTAGAATTTTGCAAGTAGAAGCCTGCATTGTTACATCTTACGGCTGTGCAATTCTCTAGTACAACATCCGAATCGCTGACCTCAATTCCATTATCTCGGCCTCCTCCTCCAATCGCTGATTCTCCGTCTACAAAGAAATTTCTAATATAGATAGGACCTACGCAATTTCGTATACTTAACTTATAAAGAGAATTACCATAAATATTTCCTCCTGCCTTCGTTGTATCTACAACAGGGACGCTTCGTAATAATCGCGCACCTGTAAACTGATTGACCGCACTAACATCATTGATAGCTAATTGGGTGTCTGTGTCTGATTGCTCGTATGTTTGAATCCCAAATACTCCCGCTGTACCAGGAAGGAACGTAGCTGAAGCATTTTTAATGCCTACATTTAAGCATCCAACTCTATCAGTGAATTGTGGGTAAAGAACACTGTTCACAGCACTATAGCGATAAAGGGCATCCCTCCCCCCTCCATTATTAACAGTACTGCTAATACTAAGTGCTGAAATGGAACAATCTTCGGAGGTCCCAGAGAATAGAGTTCCACTAACATCTCCTGATTCATAAGAAGTAAGTAGTGTATTACCTCCAACACTAGCTACTGATTTTACTAAAGAAGATGAGGTGTAGTCTCGTACAAAGTTTCTATTTATAATTTCAATAGACCCCTTCTCCTCAAGTCGGAAATCATGTAGCTCTAAAGCTCCCAGATCCCCAAAGTTAGCCACTTCTATAAGGACGGGAAATCTAATAACTTTAGGGAGCGCGGCAATACATGAGCTTACTGTTGTGAATATTCTTGAATTTGCTTGGAGATCTGCCGTGGGTGCGCTTCCCGAAACAACTAAAGACATTCCAGGAACGGCAGACGTTGGAAAGCCTTGTTGCTCCCAAAGCTCATAAGTCCTCTCCTCTAGGTCATACAAAGGAACATTATCTTCTTCCCAATTGTAAAAGGTACTAGTATCAAACTTGGACACATAAGGAGTCCAAGAATTAAATAAGGGAGTGCTTCCGCTTGATGTGTATATGTCACCTCGTATAAATACCATATCAGAAATTAATTGTCCATCTAAATATTAAACTAAAATCACTAGTTTTTTCTATTGCAGTAAATGTTCGATATGCCGCTAACATAGAACTATCGGCATCCGTTGTCCCAAAAGGATTCTTTAAAAATAGTCCCACTTCAGATAAATATCCTGTATTCCCTAATGAATCTACTAAACCATTTGCACATTCTTCATCCGCTACTAAAGTATACCTCACGGAAGTATCACTAATTTTAGTAATCTTACCTGCTGGTACTAACGCGAATGCTATATTATTACCCCAAGCACCTATAGGACGAATTAAATTTGCTTCCTCTATAAAGAGATTACTCCCTCCTCCATATTGAGATTTAGTAATAGCCCCTGAAAGTTGATAAGTACTACTAACCTCTAAAACATCCGTTGCTACTCCAGTAGCTCGACCTGAAGTGCCTAACTGAAATCTATCAATTTGATAATCTAAAATTGAGTTAGAACCAGATCCTGTAAACAATGCAGCTAATCCCGTCCCCATTCCTGAAACAATAATATTATGATCATCAAATACCACTTCTTCCTGACCATCAGTATATTGTTTAATGATAGTAAGGTGTCCTGTAATTCCCATNTCTTCTGTAAAACTTTTCATGTGGCTAATTGATTAAAATATATTCTCCATTTTATAACTAGGTTTTCGTAGTTATCTAAGGCAGGATAGATAGTTCCTGCGGTACCTGTTTGAACAGTTCTAGCATAACCCAGATTTTTTGTCAACGATTTAGTAGAAAACAGTCTATACTTCCTAGGATTATTTAGGGGATCAAAGGAATAAGGGGGAGTATTTCCTTCTTGAAGTGTTTTACCTACATCAATAGTCCAAAGTCCCATATTATATATGCCTCCATACAATGTTGCCATAGCCAAATCATCTGCGCCTATACCAACGATATGAACAACCTCTCCTGTGCTGGACCACGACATATTGGAGTCTACACTTGCGGATAAGGTGAGCCCACTAAAAGCACTACTTAAACCGTATCCGTCTGGATGCCCTCCGTCTGTATTAGGTACACTGGACATAATCATATTCACAAAGCCTGAAGTGTCCATAGACGATGCTTCATTGAAATGACCAGTAAAGGTTCGACTATAACACACATCCCCAGGAACGAAGTCTGTACCCGAAAATCCAGATACCCCCGTACCTCCTGCCCCGCTCCCTTCGGGCCAACAGCCTATAAATGATGCAGCTACACTAGAAAGAGAAGAAAGATCTGTGTTTAGGAGTCGAGCGTAGTGATACTCTCTAGGGATGAGATTTAAGTTCTGTCCATTACCTGCGATAACCGAACTGACTGGGATAGCTCCTACGATTGCGGATACATCACTTTGTACTTCAAGCCCAGACAGAGCGGGGTTAGGAGGACTTGTTAACGCTGGAACAGGGTTATATGATTGTGCTAAACCACCTACTGGATCACCGTCATTATTTGCGCTATCTCCTCCATATTGAAGATATAAGCAGAGAGCCGAGGCTCCTCTAAACCGTGAGCCAGTATTTCCTGAAAGTAAAAGAGCTTTATTTTCCAAGTACTCGTGAGCGTTATTTTGATAAGAACTAGCAGCAGTACCAAAAGATATTGCAGCAATTCGATAGTTTGATGCATCCAATATAGAGCTAGTATTTTTATCTGTGTTCCAATCAGAATTGCCTAAAGAAGACACTGACGGGGATATACTCATTATGTCAGCTAGGAGTTCACTAGCTCCATCCATGATGAGATTACTCTCCCTTAAAAGAAGCTTGTCTCCTGAGTAAACTTCAATCTGGCCTCTCATCAGTTACGCACCTCCAAATCAATTAGTTGGTCGGTCTTAGGCGTAGCGTGAGCCTTGGCATCGGCGACTGCATAAGGCATCCAGTAAGGATGAAGTCTGTAGTTGATGCGGCTTCCTCCACGATGCTCCATAATGGTAGACGTAATATCCTTATCCCTAGATGCATACGTAGTAGCGTACATACCTACCCCTGACCCCATAAGCCCTGTAAAGAATTTTAATACGTTTTGCACTTCGTCTCTCTCTAACTCTAATTTATCTTCTTTTACAAATGGACGCAGCGGCGTCCCTTTGGTTTTAATCCCATACCCCGTTCCTATCCCTGCGTTATCCCTTTGAGTCTCATCATATAATTGAATATTATCAATTAATAGATATTTATTATAATCAACTGTAGGCATCAGAAAAACTTCCACATAATAGTTGGTCGCAGAAGTATGAACCCCATCATCGAATTTGTACACCTCTTCAGGAACAGGAATAACCTGTGAATATTCCATATTATTATAGATGGAATAGTTTCTAGTATCAAATTTAATTTTTATCTTACTTAAATCTCTGCTTGTTAGATCAAGTAAAGACGCATTATTCACAGTATCCGAGCCGTAAACATCTATATTTCCCAAACACCTGTACGTTTCGTCCTCTCTTTCTCTCTTTCTCTTATATTCAAATGAATGGATGAAAGCTAGATTTTGTGTTACTTCTCTAATACTTAAATCTGATTCTTTATGGAAAATCCATCTACCATCTACGAGGCGATTACTTTCAGTAACATAAGGAGAACTGTTAGGCACAAAACTCCACATATACCCAGAGGTAGCATTAGTGTGGATCCAAACACCCATACGTTCCCCTCCTGTATCGTATCTATTATCATCTCCTACTAAAGCACTAATGCATAAAGAGAATGTGTGATCTTGAATAAAGTAATTCCTTCTTGGACCATAAGACGATAAATCAAATCTTACTCTCGGTAATCCTCCATGAGACTTTTGCTTAATTACTGTATTCTGAATTAAAAAATTCTCTTGCTCTGGTACAGCAAAAGAGGGATCTAATTTAAAGATTCTAAATTCATTAGACGAAGGGGCTCCTGAAGTTTGTACAAATTCAATACCGCTAAGAATCTTAGCATTTCTAAACTCTGCGTTAAGATCTTTTCCTGGGATAAACGTCCCCGACATAGGAAGAACGTATTGGTCACTAGCACTAGCAATGTAAGTTCCAGAGGCATAACCATTAGGCGTATCCACGGCGTACACAGCAGATGTGGAGAATACCCCTGAAGCTCCTCCGTTAATAGGGATCGACGAGTTTATGCTAGAAGCTATAAAGCTTCCCTGCAGCGTCGGAGAAACATATTTTCCCTTTATAGAGAAATCACAATTGTATAAACCCTGTCCAAATATGTGGGCAAAGATATTAGGACCTGTATTATACATCTCATTTCTACCTAAAGCATGTCGATTATAGTAGAAGCAGTAGTCAGCAAAGGTTTTATGAAGTCCTCTACCGAACTTGAAGTCTCTATAGATATCAAAAGTGTCCCCAGTATACCCACTTGCGATTCCCGAATTTGCTAGAGATTGCTCCATGTTACGCCAATCTGCGCTCGCAGAATATGCCGAGGGGTCACTAGCAATTAGATTCTTTGCCATCTCCAGAGCTTGACGCTCATATAGCTTATGCATGGTTGCGTATATTGGAGGTAGTTGGCCTCTATCTTGATGATGCGCTTGGCCTCCCTCTGTGGTTATGATGTACACATCAGCATAATCACTTGAGTGATTCCAGAAGTTAGAATCATCTCCATACGCATAGGAAACAGGTAAATTAAAGTAATTCGCGGCTGAGGTAGCTGTACCAGTAACATCAAATACAAGCCTCTCAGATGCATTAGTCGTAGGGGCTGTGCTAATTATTGCTATCTTATCTCCACTCTTTAAGTTGATTGGATTAAAGGTTCCATTTGGATTAGTATGTAAACTTGTTCCCGCTTGGTTAGTAGTACTGACACGGATAATGGTAGAATCCATATCAGTAGAATCATTCATGTTTAAACCCCCAGCCGCAGGTGTTCCCCATGCCGCAAATTTAAAGTTTCCTATGTTTGTCCACCTCTTCTCACCCAGTCCAAGAAGGGGAGAAGAGCTTAGTCCACGGTAGGGGTACGTCCTGCTCGTAGGAGCCCCTGAGAAGCTCCGTGGTGAGCCCAAATCCTCACACTGATGCCAAACGCCTGACAGAGTTCCTACGTCGTGGATGGGATAGAAGGCGTTAGCTGAGTAGAGATACCCAAGAGTAAGTTCTCCTAAGCCTGACGCTGGTTCCTCTCCTCCTCGTAGACCAAATTCCATAGTGGAAGTATCCCAATTGACGGGACCGTTAAATCCTCCTCGATCATGGTATCCCTCCTGAGGTAAGAGGAACCTATAATTTCTTCGCCTTAAAGCTCTGCGGGGAACATTGGTAAGTGCTAAGGAAGACGAGATTAAATCGTCAGGAAATACATCAACATCTCCTCGCTTAAAGGTATTGAATTGATCTCTTCCATGATGTGATCCTGGAGGGCCTCCCATATCAACACCACTCGTTTCAAAACCTGCCAAAACAGAAGAGGTACCTAGTTTAGGAAATCCGTTATCCCCTTTATTTAAAGAAACATAATCCCAGTTCGTAGCGGAAAAAGATAGAGTCTCAGAAGCACTTGCATTAATATTGATGCGAGGAATAGCGTGCGCAGGAACAAACCTCTTTATAATTCTAGCAGCCTCATAAAGAGCAGTCTTAGAGTCTCCTTCTAAGGTAGTCTTAGCAAAATTAAAGTCCGTATTATCATAATCAACGAAAAGGTGAGAAGATTTTCCATTCCACAATCCTAAAACATTATAAGTATACTTAGAAATGTTCCATAAAATCTTATCATAGTTTGGAGGTAAGTGAGAAGAAGTATCAAAGAAGAGCCACTCATTAAGACTGCCTAAATTAGAACTCGCTGTGACCGTACTGCTTAAAATATAGTCATGCATTTGGTCCCTAAACGGATTCTGTACACCGAAACATTTTAAGCGATTCATTAAAAACGCCAACATGTCCGCAGTCATAGAACAATCACGGTAATATTTCTCCTCCTCAAACGGGGGAATGGGAAAGTTCTTTTGTTGACGGAAAGAAAAAACAAAATAAGGATCACCCGTTGCTGATAAATACGTGGGTCTAGTATCGGTGGGGTGTTCTTCCCCTGCCATGTAAACTCCAGGTCCGAAAGGTCCGTAACTTATTGCGGCTTGAAACTGTCTCCACTCTTTGTGCTGTTTTGCTTGCTCTCCTAAAGCCTTAAAGCGTCTACTTGAGCGCGGATGAAAGTGATACGGTTTAGCGTTTGGTTCATAAATTGTAGTATACAAGTCTCCTGCGGTGCCGTCTTTATTAACCGTTACAAACCTATAGACTGGAAACTTATCTCCAAAGAAGATAAAGTGGTCTGGGTATGCCTTATAAAGATCTAGAAGAATATAATCAACAGTAAGTTTGATATTATCCACTAAGCTACTAGGAGAGAATGTATACACTCCTGCCCTATTGGCTTTAGCTTGCGTCCAACTCGTCATCTTGGAGAAATGAGGACTTTCCGTTGCGAGCGCGTACCAACATAAGAAAGGAATATAGGATTCCCATAACTCCTGCACGTTTCCTGAAACATCAAATACTGAATTTTTGATTAGAGAATTTACTACATACTGAATACTATCTAAAGTTCCCTTTCTCTTATAAACCTCTACCGCATTCCGTAACTGCTGTCGCCACTTATCAGTTGAGTGTCCAAATAACTTCCACCCAATTAACTGAGCCGTATACTCTAAAAAGTTATCAGGGACATTTTCAATGTCATAGATCAAGCCTAGGCTATCCACTTGATCCATAATATCTGTCATACTATATCCGATAGCTTCTAAAAATTTACGATGGGGGCCTTTGGAGGTTTGATCTACAATGTAAGTCCCCGCATCCATAAAATCGTTAAAAGTATTCTGGACCTTATAGTCCTGCGAATCGATATACAGGGGTGAATATACGATGTCTGCCATCGTCTCTAACTTCTCTAATTGCTGGTTTCCGCTAGTGTATAAAGCCGTACCAGAAATAAGATCAGGAGGTATAGCAGTAATTTCTCCAAAGAGAGAACTCATGCCGTAGTTTCTCCAAATCAGATTCATTAATCCCTTCACCCCATCTACAGTAGTGAACGAGTCTCCTAAATACACTCTATTAAATGCGGACAGAACATAGGAAGAGGGATCCCAATCTCTATTAAGATCAGCCCCTCCTGAGGTATTAAGGAAATAAAACCACCCTAAAGCATCCGTTAAATAATTATGAACCGCACTAGGCTCAGAGTTTCCATTTAACGCTGAAACAACTGTAATGTTCTCAATTAAACTGTTGGTGTCATTTTGGATAATGGGAAGGAGGGTCCCAGAGAGGTATTCCTCAAATCCCGCGCTCGTTGTGAACTCGGTAATACTTCTTCCTAAGGGATTTAGAATTTTAGTCTCTAAAATATAAGGAGATAGTTTAGTAAGCTCATTTTGTTTTACAAAATATTGCGATATACCTGAGATATTATTTAGACTAGAGGTTTGTGAATACGGGACCGCTGAAATGGGAAGAATTTGTGATATATTATTTGCAACTCTAACATTTGCATTAATTAATTGAGAAGCTACGCCTACTCCCTTCCCACTCATAGTGAGGTCTTCTGTTTGATAAACCTCGGGAGTAAGCTGTTCGAGAATATCAACAAAATTTCTTTTTGCGTATGTTCTCTTATTGGGAGTAAATCGACTCTCGCCCATCAGTCTAGGTAATTAAATACGATTGTTAAGTTGTTAAGTTGGATAATCTCATTAAAATCTACTAAAATATTATCACTAATATTATCAATAGATGACATTCTAACACTTTCTACTTCAAAAATAGTTCTATTTAAGTCGCTAATAACAAGAGGCTCTCCAAAATCTCTATTATCAGCGTTCATATATTTTAAAATCTTACCTCTAACTTTTGAGATAATAGAGGATTGATTTAGTTTCTCTTCCTTATCAACACTAACCGTAATTACCAAATCTAGTGTTCTAATTAAACCATCAACAATCACAATCTCATCTGTTGCCATTTTCTTTTTATTAATAGCAGTTAAAAGATCCCTCTTAAAGGAGGGAGTGGCCTTTTGTAATTGAAGATCAGAGGCTTTTTCTAAAATATAAATATCAATAACATTCGCTGATGAGTACGCTTTTCGTGTAACCGCATTTGCTTTTCCTACAGTTCCTACACTTGCAATATGAGTATTTGCAAAAACTTTATAATCCTCTAAAGTTACTAAACGATCTTGTCTAGCAAATGTGAGAGGCGCATACTTTTTAGCATTAGCTATACTTTCTGCATTCGCACCACCCGCCGCGACTGAGATATTTTGAACCTGGGCAGTCAGGGGGGTCGAGTCTGTAGTAGCGTTCATAGATATATCTACAGCGTGAGGTAGAAGATTTCCTCGGGATCCACCACCTACACGATACGTCACAAAATAAGAGGCAGTAGCATTAGGAGAAACCCCTACCGTACCATCTCCAAAAACGACTGTGGCACCGTAACTATCATCATACACAATTTCAAAAATTTTATCCCCTGCTCCTGAGGCAAAATAAACATTATCGACCTCAGTATACGCTCCTGACGCTGCAGACTGGGAATCTTGAAGAAATACAGATACACTCCCTTCAATTACAGGAGACTGAGTAAGGGGAATTGTTTTTATTCCCTCAGTAGCAGCAAAATCACCTGTATCCGTTACGAATGCACCTTCTTGAATTACTAGGTTAGTGTATACGCTGCTAGGGTTAGATGCGGCTGCGGGGTTATCAGACTCATTCCAATATAAGGTTACATCTCCCGTAGCATTTGCATCTTCTACATAACCATTAACCGTTTTATAGAGAGTATACGTTAACTGCGCTCCATCTTCTGGGGAATTTATCGTAAATGTTCTCTGGCTCGGTGTAAGAACATACCTAGGGGTAGTTCCTGTTGGAGATGCAGTGAAGGTTGCCTTAGCGTCTGCTGCAGCAGAAAGGGGGCCTCTCATTCTAACTCCGATAAGCTCTAAAAGCTTTTTTACGCTACTCTTTTGTCTAGCAGTAGCAAAAAAGTTTTCATTTGCAAGCATATCAGCTTTCATTGACATGACGGCACCCATATATGCTGTACACTCAATAAGCATCATCCCTAAATCGGATTCCGCAAAATAATCGTACTCCCGTGGGTAAACTGCTTTAATATAGTTAATTAACGAATCTCTTAGAGAAAGAAAATCACTCGCAGCAAAATCAATGTACTGAGGCTTTTTCCATGTCGGCACTTTAGCCAACTTCATAAAATCAGATGCTACGGTTCCTGAAAAACTCATTGTACAGTTATCTCCTCACTAAAAATAGTGCCGTCTTCAGTTAGTTTAAGAACTAATAAAATAAAAATTGAAGCAGTTCCGAAATTTCCAACATTCGATCCTTTAAGGACTCTAATTTTCTGAACAGTCGCTCCTTGTAAATAATTATAACAAGAGAATAAAACTTCCTCTTTAATCTGCTGAAACGTTATTGCATCAAGTGGTTGAAATAAAAACTTTTTCAAATTACACCCAAATTTAGGAAGCATTAACCTCTCCCCCCGCTCTGTTTTTAGCAATTGATGAAGCGCGTCTTTTACCTTCGTTACTCCTGTATTTGCAGCACAAAAACCCGACTTGGTTTTGAGTCTTCCCGTAGGAAATGCAATCCCCCTTCCTCCTCTTAACTTATCAGAAATATACTCTTTAGTTAGTGGAGAGTAAGGTGTTCCATAATAATTTACTGTTGTGTTTGCTCCCATTTAATTACCTGATGTTTGTATAGTCTTAAAGTACCCCTTCTGAGCTTTATAGTTTTGATCTACCTCTTCATTATTTAGGGCTCGTGAGTAGAATTTTAAACTACCTAAGAACCCACGTAATCCACTTGTTTTTCCTCCGTAATCTCCTCCCATAAAATTACCCCACTTATACATTCCATCAGTATACCCTCCTCCTACAATCCACGGAGTATAGAAGGGATTTAGGCGTGGCCCATCATGTAACGTAGTTGGTCCATCTACTGTAGTGGAAGAATACTCGAAACTATTACTCTTAATAAAGCTAGGTAATTGAGGGGGCGAATAATCTTTAACTCCAAATACTTTATGTATACCTGAAGTTCCCATGAGTTGTCCGTCTGCATACATTCGAACCTCGTTAAGCGGAGGATCTACTACCAAATCAACTAAAACAAATTGAGAAGATACATCCCCAAAGGTGCATCCTCCTGAAACACTACTTACAGGAATCTGCATTCCGAAATATTCCTCATCATTTTGACACTCCTCACTATTAATAAACGATAAAGAAGAGAAGTCTCTAGATTGCGTTGGGGCTACAAAGAAACTTAGCGATGAAGTCGGCAAGTTATGAGAGGATAGGTTACTAGCTGGGAATCCTGGGTGGGTAATCCTTACGTCTCGCGTAAAGCCCATAAGCATTCCCTTCACAAAAGAATCTCCTCCATCGGGAGCTAGTTTATCTTGAGTTCGGAAATTTCCTAAAGTATCTATTGCGGAGGCCCCTGGCTTACTCCCCACATTCTCACACCCTAAAATTACTTTAGTAAGGGAAGAAGGGGATGAGGTACCTTCAAATCCATTCTCTAACCATCCCTCATGCTGATCTTGAATTTGTGGTATATGAACCCAGCACTCCACACTAAAGCCTTCTCGGTTGTATGTTAGATCTCTAAATTCCCTATTATCAGGCAAGCGGACAAAGGAGCCCATAGCGGAAGCAGCGGCAGAATCTGATGATTTATTCTTTACAATCCCCTCCAAATACGGAATGGATAACCCAGAAAAGAATACATTTCTATTGTTAGTAGCCACCAACTTACTTGTATTATACATATCATTAGTAGCGCAATTGGTTACTTGGTATTCGGTAGACGAGGGGGTAACTACATCAGAATTTAAGAAGTTATAAATAGCAAATAACTCATCAGACTCAATAAGGTCCATAAGAGAAAGCATTGTTCCTGAGCCTGTTCCTGACGGTGTATAGATAATACTTCCTTTCCCTATTTCGGGAACAGTTAAATGTTCAGCACTAATTGAAGGAGGACGAGGAGGGGCGACAACAAAGGAGGGTCTCAAAGGAAGAACTACTCCCGTCACCTCACCTTCTTTAAAAATTAATCGCCTTTGTTTTTCTAAATCTACTACAATATTAAAACGTTCTAAATACGCAAAATTGTTAATGGGAACTTGTCCTGAAGCAAACAAAGGTTGAGATCGTCTTCCTCCGAATACTTGAGGAGCTTTCATCGCAATTTCAATTTGTTTCTTTCTTCTACGAATCTTACCGTTATGATTTGCAATCTCTGATATAATCAACTGCCTTTGATTAGCTACTATAGAGGAGTCTTCAGTGTAGTCTTGGATGTAATCCTGTAGATTAGACGATAAATCGAACACATGCTTATCTCGTTGCTGAATTATGGTAGCCAAGAAGTGATCGGCATCATATTCTCGCTGTAAAACTTTATTATCATCAATTAAATCAGGATCAAACAAACTCTCCGTATAATCATTTAGAGAATTGATTGAGATAGAGGTTCCTTTGCCTCCAATATTAGGATCGTAATCATACTTCCACAAATCTCCAGCCTCTACTGTAGCCGAGATTGCGAGGTAGACGGGATCTAGCCCTCCTTGCTGCGAATCATAATATAAACCATCCTTAGTTAAAAGGTAATGACCTTGGTTTGTGCGAGGAGGTCCATATACAAGCCTAAATATTTCGCTCTGATCAAGTCCTGCTGTTATTCCTGCTCCCCTAAGACCAGGATCGTCCGCACTAACACGCTTCTCATTATAAGTGGTGCCCACTAAGAACCGATCAAGCTCTCTCGTATCTAAGAATTTAGGTTCTAAGGAGGGGTTTGCGGCTCTAGCTGCCATAACACTACCGATATTGTTTAAACCTTTTTCGCAACTCCTAATAAAATCCACTGCGCCCTGAACTTTAGCAGCTTGTGCGGCGTATTTCTGATCTAAAAAAGCTTGAACTTCAGCGGGAGCCATAGTTGCGCGTTGTTTTGCAGCATTTCCACTCTGGAATTCTTGGGCAGTTTTATACTTATCCAAACAATCCGTAATTGCACCTACTTGGTTAGCTATAGATTGATAATTAGCGTATAATTGTCCTGCGAAAGCAGCAGCCCAGTTAAAAGCAGCTAAGATTCCTGCTAAGTCGTTACCAAACTGGCTCTCGTCGTTCTCCAATCCAAACCAATTAAAGTCGGAAGCAAACTTAAAGCGACCCGTTTCACTGTCCCACTCCATAATTCCCGTCCCCAGCATCATATACTTAAAAATCCACTGCGTAACATCGTTAGCTTTAGCCTGAGCATCAGCCATTACTTGCTGCATATCCATAAGGACATTCGTAGGGAGAAGATTCAATAACCCTAAATCATTGACCATATTAAGCAGACAACTAGGGAGCCCATAAGCCATCCCCACTGCATCGAAAAATCCAGTGCCTGTTTGTCCCGTTACTTTTAAGAAAGTTTCTGCGTCAAAAGTTGCCATTAGGGATACACTCCTTGTGAGTAGTAGCTAGTAAGTGTTTGAGAAACATCATCATTTGATGAGTTAGAAGTTCCCGTTTGTAAATAAGTTTTAGATCCATCAACATTCACATTTCCAGAGCTTTTAAGGCTAATCTGGCCACCTGATTCTATATTAACATCACCTGCCGCTTTCATATTTATCTCTCCACCCGAAACTAAGTCCATATTTCCATCTGAGATTACCTCAACCTTTCCTGTTGATTTGATTCGGATCACACTAGATGTTCCACCTTTTGTTTCAATATCTATTACTTGATTATCTCCCTCTGGATCTATGCATTGAATAAAGATCCGACCCTCATCCTTACGAGACATAATATTTACATCATTTGTTTTTGTTTCTATATTGATATTTCCATATCTGTCAGGCTCATCAGGGTTTCTATTAAATCCCGTAGATTCATTAGTGATATTTAAATCCCGACCATCCTTGATCATAATGTCCGTTTGCCCTTCTTTATTTATATACTGCTGAGGGCCTCGTGATTGAACTGTTATAGCTTGTGAGCAAACTCCCATATCCTTTGGATGTGTTGAAATCCTAATTCCATCCCCGAACTCATTTTTTAAGATAATGCTGTCAACGCCAGGGCTATCAACAATAGACATCTTTTTTCCTGACTGCCCTACAAGCTCTGTCTTAATATTTGCTTGCATAGGCTTTGGCCCTTCAAACTCCTCCGAAATGGAAAGTCCACTTCCTCTTGTACCCCTAAAGCAAAGCTTCATAGGCTTTCCCTGCATTCGATATAAATTTGGCTCTACACGTTGAATAGGCTCTTTAGGTTCAGCAGAGTCTCCGATTGCTTTATTGGAGGTCTCTGGATTAGCAATTTGCGGATCATCAGGTAAGAAAGTGGATCCTACATAAAAAAGTTCGGTTGATGCTTGTGGGCTGCAGACCATTACCCTGCTGCCTTCTTCAGGAATGGCAATAATAGCTCCCTCTGTTCGAGAAGTATAAGGGCTTGTGTAGTTAACAGGGAACGCATCGTTACCTAGAGCGTCTAGAACTGCCCAAAAGGTTCCATTATTATCAAAATTAGCAGTGTTAACTATTGTGCCTAATGAGAAAAAAGTTGTGTTTTTTGATACTACCATAATACTATTAAATTATATACTATTTTTAACCATTTTAAATTGAGATTCTACTTTTTTAGGTGAAATAGTATGTTTAAATCCAGATAATCGGTAGACTCCAGATAGGAAGGTGTCTAGGGGAGAGTCTGGTCGGGCTGTTGTTTGTCTCATATTAGGAAATTGAGCAAGGAGAATAGCTTCTTTAAATAAGAAAGAAGCATCTGAGTATGCAAACATAGGTAAAGTACTTACTGAAACTTGATTTACCATTCTAAAGAGAGCTTGAAGCAATTCTCCCTGTGCTGTAACCATATCTTGGTCCGAAGAAGCTATTTGGTTAACCCACAGGGAACCAAATAGTGGATTATCTACGTTCTCCAATTGGTGCGCCATAAGAATCTGGAGATCCTCAATCATTTCTTGGCTCTGAAATGCGGCCCCCACATCAGAATTCTTTGCCTCTTCTGTTAGCCCTGCTAAAATCGCCTCCCTAATGCTACCCTCACCTGCTCCTTGGCTAATTTGAGCTACTCTAGATCTAGCTTTTAATTTATCGACACTGAGTTCAGAAAAAGGCTTCCTCAGTTCTCCCTCAAGGTCTTCGGGAGTTGCAAATAGGTCCATCTTCACCATAGGCTGCATCCTCTGTAGCGCAGCCCAATACCCTGGATTATAATTTGCAATAAGCTTAGTGACATTAGGGGACTGTGTATTATATTTAAACATAGGTACTCCCTCTTGTTTGATACGATCAAGCGCAGCCTCCCCCTCCTTGCCCTCACTAAAAGCGAAGTAGTCAGGAGACCTAAAAGCTCCTGCAAATCCTGCATTATCTTCCATCATTTTTTTATGTCTCTCAAATGTCTGTTCTCTGAGTTTTTTATTATTTTCTGGTTCGCCTAAAATGTAATCAGCTTTGTGTAAGGGATAATGAGCAAATCCTATCATAACATCATTAAAGTTATCGGAGAGATACTCATCAGTAATGTCCTCCTTATGTTTAGTACTAAGCCGTTTTTGTCCGTAAATAAACTGAGTAATCATTGACATGCTTCCTACTATAGTTACTCCATGATCCAAAGCCTTCTCATGTAAGAGCGCATCAAATGTTGCGGCTACACCTCCATAATGCTCCTCAGCGTTATTCGCAGGAGAAGGATCGCTCTCTTTTTGTAGTTGCTGCCACAGAGCTACTTTTTCACTAGTAGACTCAGTTATCACTCCATATTGAGCCGAGTATAGGGCCGCTCCCCATTTATTTAAGTTGGAAAAAAGCTCCTGAAGCTTCTTATGTACAGATACATTCTCCCCGTCCCCTGCGCCAAGCACACCAAGCATGTTAGCGTAATATACTTTCCACTTGCTATTAGTTGGACTTTTCTTAAATCGGTTGAGGTCTCCCGCAGGGATAACAGGCTGCGTTCCCTCTTCAGTATCCTGGACATCAGAAGACAGCCCGAAACCTAAACCAATCTTACTTAGGATAGCATTTATAACGTTAGCCGTTTTCCTAAAATGCGTTTGAATTCCCTCTTGGCTTCCTTTAGCCCAGTCTTCAGATGTCCACCCCAGCTCCATTATTTGTTTCTCAATTAGAGGTGCAAGAATAATATTTAGATTAGGAAAAAGGACCACAACATTTGGATTGGCTGTAGCTTTTTGTACGAAGTCCTTCACCGTATCAGTAACAACTCTATGAATATCCACAGAGGCTATAAACTCTTTTACCTCCCCTCCTAGATGAGGATGTTCATCAGAAATAATAGCAAAATTATCAGTCCTCCATGCTGCCATATAGTCCCCTAGATCTCCATAAAAAAGATTAGGGTAACGAGCCTCCGTTTTTAGGTCTTCGGCTTGAGCATCGGTGACACCCCGAACAACATATCCATCAGCTACCTTACCTGCCGTCAGTCTTAGATTTGTAAATCTCTTAGAATAACCAACTATGGTTGTCTTTGCCAACTCAGGCAATCTCATCCGAGTCCCATAAGAAGTAGGGTTTTGAGAAGGAACGACTCCCATAGGTACGCTCACAAGTCTTAGCTTAATTTTTCGAATATCTTTAGCTTCTATTTTAGCATTCACTACCGTCATCTTATGAGGACCGCTCCACGTATTGGGGTCTTTACCGATCCCATAGACTACATATACCGTCTTACCTGGTTTTTCTTTTGCCTCACGAAGAAGCTTGAATTGCGGATCTAATTGCCCCTTTACGCTATCAGGAACATTCAGTAAATATAGGTATCTCTGCGCCTGCATAGGATCGAGAAGTCCATCGGAAAATCCTGGAAACTCCTCACCATATGCGGCCAATTCCGAAATAAGACTTCCTACAAAAATTCGTTTTTCAAATTCTCTCTTAGGATCTAAGAGAGTAATATTCATCGTATTTCCCCCTTCATACCCTATTTCGTGTGAAAAATCAGAGATCTGAAGGCTTCCTTCATCCTCTAAATTACTATTAGAAAAAGTAAATACGTCTTTCTCATCAGGCATCCCCGCTTCCTGAAATTCCTCTACTGACATCCCTGTGCTCTTCTTTACCGCAAGCTCAGATCCTTTAAGAAACTGAAGCATCGGTGTCTTAGAAAAACTAATGTACACGTTCGCTGTGGGAATAATGGTCATAATGATTTGGGAATAAGCAATCTCTCTCTTACGTTAAATGATTCATTTGGGTCAGGTTTATTGTTAATCAACATCAACAACCAAAACTTATCAGGAGTTCCATTAAATACATTTGCAATAAGGTCAGGTCGATGCGCGAATCCGTTAGGGATATACCCTACCTCATAATTATAGGCGACATCCATATTTTTTATCATGTTATCAAATATTGGAGTATTTAAAATCGTGCGAACTTTGCAGTTCCTATGAGATATATCTTGATAAGCAACCGAATAAGGCCCTCGATTTTTTCCTAATGATGTCATGTTATAAAGTACCTGGATCCATTGTTCCTTGAACGATTACAGCTTCCCACCCCGCTAAGTTGTCTCGTTGAATCATCGTAGCATTATTATCTTTACCAATCCCTCTAAATTCTCCGAAGTTCCCTGTTCGAATCTCCTCTAACTGCATTGTTACGCTTATTTGATGAGGTAAAAGTGTATCTATATCCATAGGACTCGCATCGGGGATAGAAAAGGAGTACTGAGTGCAGATGCAAGGAACATCCTGGTACATAATACCGTGATTCAAGCGAATTATAGGAGGTCCCAATGTAGGGTCCATAGCGTTATTAACTACACTTGTCCTAATAATATTAATCCAATAAATTACTAAATCTACTATTCTAATTTTTGCGTCTAAAATCTCACTCTGAGCAGCAGCAATATAATCGTCATCTATTGCTAAGATTGATGATTGGTTATTTTCTGAGGGCAACGCATCAGTGGGCCATGAATCTGGGTACGGAGCATCTAAATCAGCTATACCGTACCGCGCAGCCAAATAAGTTGACTCCTCGACGCTTAAGTATGCTAACCAATTTTGATAAACAGTATGAGCAATATCAAAAACCTCCTCTAAATATTTTGTTGCTATCTTACCTGTCTGAGAAGGAGGAGGCTCTGTTACCTCCCCTTTAAATTTCTTTCTTATTTGGGTATAAGTTTCTTCCTCAGTGATCGCCGCAAGATATCCCTCTAAAGGAGGCCCTTCAGCCTCAATATGCTTCATCGAAAGATTAAACTGTAAGTTTAATTTTCGTGATTCTGATCCTAAGTAAGTATAAAGCTCACTAGATCGCCCAAGAGGCGAATATTTTTGATATTTAGCTCTCTTTCTTTCTGTAATTTTAACATTTTCTACGAACGGAAGTCTTACATTAAAGTCGGGTCCACCTTCCTCTTTTCTAGGAAACTTAAAATCAAGATAAGATCTATCATAAAGATTTCTATCTATAATCCCTTGGCCTGATCTAGACTTTGCCGTAGGAGCGTTCCCCTGGTCCACTGTAAATTGATCAAAATAATCTAATAATCCCATTTAAAACTCCCCTACCTCCACTGGTCGGTTCTCCCACATATCTGCCCCACCTGGGTAGGTCTTTAGTGCGTCTCTAATTTCTACTAACAACTCGTGAGTTGTCTCCTCTCGCTCTTTTGCGCCACCAAGAGTATCTGCCTCTAAAGGAATACCAGCCACCGTAGCCACATCCCGCACTAATTGACTAGCAAAGAACCCCATTCGTGTAGGAGAAGTATCCCACCCCTCATTATCTACTTTATCAGCAACCTTTCCCGTATTTTCCGCAGTCCGCCCTAAAAGCTGTGCGACTATATCGGGCCAAGTACCAAATAATTTCGTACCTAAATCTCCCTTCCCAAGTCCCTCTATAAAACCCTCACCTACTGATTTTCCGTACTTCTCCCCGAACTTATCGCCCGTCATACCTAACATAGTGTCTGGGCCTGCCCAGTCGGAGAGGGTAGGTAAATTCATGCCCATAGGACCCATAGAACTTCCTAATCCCTTTCGCGCTCCTCTAGCTTGATCCAACTGCGTCTGTAGGCCCTTAAGCTCCCATTCCATAAACTCCTTATTCTTATACTCGTCGGTACCGAAAGGGAGTCCTGAGGGGAGCCTCTGTCCCATATGTGATCTCGGATCTAAGGAGGCAATAGCTATGCTTAGTTTTTGTGAGCCTACATCAAACGCAGAAGTTAGTACGTCTACGCTTGCTGAAATCTTGTCCACGATTAGTGAGATTCGTGCGCTTACATCACTAAAGATTACAGACATCGTATCCCCTGCAAATACGAAAATCTCTTTTGTGCGATCCCATATAGATGCAGCGCCGACCTTAAATTGCATCCACAGGTGTCCCCAATCAATAGCCGTTAAACCTTTCCACACTCCATCTACCGCATTAGTGAAATCTATGAGAACTCCTGGGAGAAGTGCTACCCACCCTATAAGAACATTTATTGCCATTTCAAGCCACTGCCCAAATTTAGGAAGTAGATCATCACTCATTAGTTTAAATTTTTCAGCAACTTTAACAAGGATAGGAGTGAGCTTCTCCATAAAAACAAGCTCGAATTCGGCAAGAATATCATTCTTAATAACAGACCACGCTGCTCTGAAGTCTGCCGTTGTCTCTCTACGCACACGTACTTCTTCTGTTAAGGCTCGATTAATAGCGGGCATCATAGCTGCCGTAGTTCCAAGAGCGTTTTTAGCTGCAGCAATAGCGACAGTACTTCCTTTACCCATAGATTCAAAGACCCCAGTACCTACCCCTATATTTCTAATGAATATCTCAACGGCTGTCGCAGTATTTAGAGAGTTTATAAGCTGCTGTTGGGCTCCCTCCATACCTAAAGCTGTCCGTTGCTGCAGGGCTTTCATGCTAGTGCCTAAGATAAGATCAGTAACCTTTTTAAATTGCCCATGTAGCGCAGGTGGGAGCATCGCAGTTACTTCGACTATAGCATCGACAACATGCCCAGGCATCCCCAGTAAATCCATATCAATCATATTGTCCGATAACCCTTCAACAGCTTTAACCAAGTGATCGGTACTCATCCCGTACTCAGCCCCTAAATCTTCCATCCCCCTAAAGAGTCGGTTGTTAGCCTCTCGGCTCAGGCCCATCACAGCATCTAATTTAGCAAACGCCTTCATTGTTCCTCTAAAGGCTGTTTCTGTTACTTTTTGCTGGTTAACAAGTGAGGCAACCCCTGCGATATTTCCTTGAAGTCCTGCCTGCATTCCCAGCAAAAGAGGAGCCATACGATCACTTATAGTGCCATTAAGACCTCGCAACTGATCTGAAATCTCTTTCCCGTCTAATGCAAAAGAAGTACCAAACCCACGAAGAGATTCATCTATTTGTGTGCCTATACGCACACTATTCTTCATCACATCAGTAAGTGCTACAGTGGCTTGTGTTAGTGACTCCAGTATTACCATTAATTACTCTCTAGGTGCTCTACGAATTCGATAGATATTTCCCCACACATTATTTCCTGGTCCTTTAGTTAAAATGTAAGTTCTATATCCATGCGCAGGTTGGGCTAATAAACTGGTCAAAGTTGTAATTTTCTTCTTCTTCCAATCATCGGCCCTCTGTTTATATAGATTATCTAGCTCTTGTTGGTCAAAATCCATGTCTGGGAGCTTAAAGCAGGTCAACAATAGATTACCTGTTTTAGCATCTTTAACCACGGGGGTTACTGCCATGACAAAGCGAAACTCTCGGGATCTTTCCATCTCATATCGAAAGAATAGTATATCCCCAGGTCTGGCAGCAGATATAGAGCGTGTGACGATGGATACGTCGGTATCCTCATCCTTTGAGGCTGTTACCAAAAAATTTCTAACTTTCTCACTGAATAATCCCATACCTTTATATATTATATATTAGAATAGGCTTAAACATGTACAATGAAAATACGGATATAGATATTATTGATTTTCTGGATCTTATAAACGACACCCTTAGTTCCTCCTTTGTAGAAAGATGGAGATATAAATATTCAGAAAAATTTATAAAGCACTTTCAGCTTAAACTTCTCGCTTCTCTTAATAAACAAAAGCCCATAAAGATAGAGATGCTTTATAACTACTTAACTAAGAAATGTAAGTACTCGCCTGACCAAGTACTTCAGTTTTTTGAATCTATAGAAATAGAGATTTTCTCCCCGTTTATTTTCGGGAAGTTGAAGCTTTCTTCTTAGCTTTAAGCTCTGTAACTTTTTTAGTTACGTCTTCGGTAGTGCAGTATTCGGGGCAAGCACCCTTATAAGGGCACCAGTTACAGAAATCATTCCTACTGGGTCGAAGGTCTTCTTTTTTTGCCTTTCTAATCTTCCAGACATGATCCACAATGGTTCGTAAATGTTGATTAATTTGAGGCACTGAATATTGAACAGTAACTAGGTTATTTGTTAAGGGGTAGTAATGAGCGGCTACAATTTGATTATACGGTACATTGTATAATTTACTGATTGCATACACGTACCCTTTTAGTTGGCTATCTTGGTAAAGCTCTACTTTTGATTTTTCTCTTTTAGAAGTCTTATAATCAATAACAAGGTACCCTCCGTCTGTGCCTTTTACTACACGGTCAATAATTCCATTAAGAGTGATATCATCTTTAATAGGAACTTCGAAGACTTGCTCCGTAGACACCGACTCTGACAGTTGGGAATTAAATTTTAGAAAATTCTCTATACAGATAACATCTTTGCCTGTATATTTTTTTGTAATTTTATAAGTCCCTCGGGTCTCTTCTGCAATTTTAAGGAGTTGATCCTTTGTTGTAGCGTTTACCCCTTCTTCAAGGACTTTGTGGATGTAGGACCCAAAGTGAAGGGCTTCTGTGTTGGTCTCAGTGGGCTCAGGGAGCCTCTCGACATAGCGATAGCGATATTTCAGGCCGCATTGCCGAAAAGTCTGGTACTTCGACTCTGATATAGTAGATATGAACATTGTGTCACCTCAATACATTAGAGACTACCTCCTTGAGAATTTTGGAGATAGCGGCAAACTATCGGCAAATAATGCCGAATTCATCATGCCCTCTTTATTTATACCTGATGACTGGAAAAGACATCTCAGCATCAATATAGAGACTGGGCTGTGGCAGTGCTTCAAATCTGGTAAAAAGGGAAATTTCATAGGATTTTACGCCGAAGTAGAGGGGATAAGTTACCTTAAAGCTCAAACTGATTTGATCCTAAAAAACTTTGATTTCATAGGTGTAGAGCCTATTGCCGAAGAAAAAGTACCTAAAAAGAACGCAGAGATAGACCCTTCTTCTCTTACACCTATCAATATCGAGTCGGCTTACAGCGAAGATGCAGCCGTTCAAAACGCATGGTCCTTTCTTTTTGGAAGAAAATTATTTAACGAGGAGACTTTTGAATCTGAGCCGTTTTATCTTTGTTCCGAAGGGAGATTCGCAGGAAGGCTAATAATTCCCTTTGCTAAAGATGGCAGCGTATACTACTTCCAGGCTAGAGCACTAGGAGATCAAAGTCCCAAGTATCTTAACCCTGCTTCTGAAGGGGCTGTAAGGTCCTCTGACGTACTTTACCCCTTCGATGAGTCCCAAGACTATGTGGTGGTCTGTGAAGGCCCCCTGGACGCTGTAGCGCTTCTCAGGCAACGTATTAACGCCACCTGCACCATCGGCAGTAGTTGCTCTAAAGCGCAGGCAGAAATACTTCGTGATTTTGGAGGGAAAATTATCCTAGGATACGATAATGACGCTGCAGGGCAAAAAGGTATTAGATCATTCGAGCGTCTTAGAAAAGAAATGAGGATGACAGGATTTGCGGTCTGCCCACCACCCTCGGGATACAAGGATTGGAATGAAGCTCATATTGATGGGGAGAACCTCAACTCCTGGGTTGTTAATAATTCAGTACCTTATGATTTCGAGTACCAAATTAAAGCTGGACTAAACTAATATCAAAATTCGGGCACTGAGTTTGCGCTGCTTCCGCAACTTTCATAAAGTTTGAATTAAATTGACTAGAAGTGTCGAGGGGAGTATTTAGCGTATACGCTCCTGGAATTCTGCTTGTTACAACATTAGCATTTCGTGAACAATTACTTGCAACATCTGTAATTAGTGCTTTTCGTCTCGTTATTCCCGCTGCCGTAGTCCAGAAAGTTCCTGATAAGCCCCATCCGCCAACGTCACTGTCAGAGATGTAATCTATATCCATAGCAGAAAACCCACCGCTACAATAGGAAGCAGGTATAATTGATTGATTTACTTGTACGTCGAAATTTACGTCAACATAAGTAAAAGAAATTGAGGGACACCCAGAGAGTGCCCCGCCCCCTGCTGCTTGTGGAGTACTATTAAAAACCCAAGCTCGTGTCCACATCCCCGTTAGGTTTTGAATGCTAAAGAACCAATCAATAAATTCGCATGAAGATGAGTCTCCTGATGCATTAAGTTGGTTAAAACTGGGGTTAAAAGCTGAATTTTCTTTTGCTGTTCTTGAGCCTGCTAGTGCCATAAAAAATGTCCTCTAACTTATGTACCGTGCAGAGAACCTTTTTTGGTTATTCTTTTTATAAAATTATTTTATAACAAAGTAGAAGGGACCTTGAATATAATTTTGATCTAAAATCGAGTATGCACAATTTATAGCATATGTCCCCACTGGTCCTCCCAAAGTATCGGCATTGGCTGCTGTAGCGATAGCTTGGGTATCAAAATTGTATAGCATGGTGTTATCTGATGTTACTGTAATGCTGCCTTCGCTATCACTATACTCAACTACGGTCACTCGTGCAGGTAAATTAACAGAACCGTCATTAAGTTTTTGAACCCTAAATTGCGCGTTTCTTAAAGCAGAGTCCTCTAGGATAGCTTTTGTTGCATTATCTAAACTGCCATTTTGGACTGTAATATCGGTTGTTACTTTTAAGTCTGTCTGTGAGCCTAAATTAACATGTTTATTTATTAAGCGACTTGTAGCCGTAAATATAACGGGCTCTGTTATAGTTTGAAATACATCATTATACAGATGAAAACCATTTATCATAACTTGATATTCAGAGGCTTGAGCAAACTTAACCGTCCAAGCATCAAGGTAATCTAAAACAGCCGAAGCAGAGTTCTGCACTTCGATAGAACTACTATTCAAGTAGTAAGCGCCAGAAAGATCTAACTGCCCATCAAGAACGCATAAATAATCCCCAACCCCTAGTCGTATAATACCACTAGCTTCGGGAGAGGGGACATAAGCGGGAAACCACCCAACATCCGCTAAGAAATTCGACGTAACTCTATATCGTTCATTAGTAGCATCATACCCTCCATCATGGGGATCCAAGGCTGTTCCTGAGATTCCATACGACATTTTAATCATATCGGACGTTAGAGTACTTTTGAGTAACCCAGTAGAGCTATCTATTAAGCTGTCAGGAGCTAAATTATCTAATTTAGAGAAGATTACTACACTACTAACATCGTAGGGATCAACATATTCTCCTCCATTAAGAAAAAAAGTTCTAAGTGCTACTTTTTGAGTAACGCTTGGCCTATTCTGCCTGTCAGCTAAATCTTCACCGTTTAATCGCATCGTTTTGTCTCTCTATATCTTCTTTTAAAAGCTTTATGAAGGAACTTCTCTCCAATCTAGTCATGCTCTTAACGTCACTGTAGGAGAAAAAACCTTTGTTCACAAGTATATAGGCTTCTTGTAGAAGAGACTCTACATCAATAACTCCCTCTAATTCGCGTCGAAAAAATTTGCGTCGATAGGCAACTCCATAACTGATTGAGTATTGCAGGAATTACAGTCAAATCGAATTTTTGTTTCAACTCCATAATCGGTTTTCATAGCATTTAAAATAGTCCTCATATCCTTAATGGGGAGTTTTTTCAAAACTTCAACAATGATCTGCTTATCTGTATAATCTTCAATCTGAACTACAAATCTCCAAATATTGGATAATGCGTCTGAAGTAGTTTTCATGTATTTTTCGTCTCGAAGCCTAGGAATACGAACTTTTACATTTTTTTGAAGAGTAGGAAGTATAACTTCTATAGGGTCAGTAAAATCGTCTGGCACAGGATTAACATTTAAATCTGATAATGTAATAGTTGTGGGATTTTCCGATTTACAGGAAGGACAAATTAAAAGTGTATTATAATCATCTCCATAAGAAATTTCTCTTAATTTCATTATGATATATAATTTATCCATAGGAAGAAGATCCCCAATATTTATATTTGTGGTACATCTTTCAATAATTAAATTAATTGGATCTTGATTAGGAGAAGCACTTACTAACGCTTTCTCATCTTCAAACGTCATCGGACGTAATGTGATAATTCCGTCTGGGTCAGGTAAGGTGTATACTCTGTTTTCAGAAGGTAGCTCGATCTCTACCGCTGTTTCAGGGGGCAAGTTTTTTAATAACTCTTCAATAATATCTTGCTTCGCAGCATGGTCAGGCGCAATAGGTTTCATATAAGTTTCTCCAATAAATAGAAATGTTCCTATTACTATAATAGTAAGGATGAAAATATATGTAAAAAATTTAAAGTCTAGACTAGAGACCGATAACCCCGACCTATTTAAAGCTCTTTATGACCTGTACTCCCATAGAGTGCCAGGTGCGTCGTATTCTCCTGCGTATAAACGCAGGCAGTGGGACGGAAAGATCCACTTTCTTTCCAGAAATGGAGCGTTTAGAACAGGGCTACTTTCAAAATTACTTGAAGATCTTAAAAAAATTGATTGCATTCCTGAAATTATAGAAGAAGAGATTTTTAATAAAAGTACTCCCAGCACCCCTAAAATCAAAGGATTCGAGTATTATTCATATCAAAAACAGCTAATAGACATCGCCCTAAAAGAGAAACGAGGAATTGTTAAGTCTCCCACGGGGTCTGGTAAAACCTTAATTATGGCGGGAATAATCAAGGCATTGCGTGGAAAAAAGATGGTGATCCTATTTAATGCGAAACAACTACTTACCCAAACTCATTCGTTTCTAAAGAACTCTTGTGGTATAAAGAATTTGGGTATTTGTTATGGGGAAGGTTATGAGTACGGAGATATTATGCTGTGTACTGTTCAAAGTATAGAAAAAATACTTGAAACCCATTTAGAAGATACCGAAGTCCTTTTAATTGATGAATGCCATGAATTCGCCAACGGTAAAACTACACTTCCCGCAATACAATCGTTTTCTAAAGCGCAGTATAGAATGGGCTTTACAGCTACCCCTCCTTCCGAAGATATCCCACGAAAAAATCTAGAGGGAGCTTTGGGGCCTGTATGGCAGGTCGTTGATACTGCTTCGTTAGTCGATGAAGGGAAGCTTAGTAAGCCCATAATTCAATTAATTAATCGCTCATACACCGCAAGCGGCTTAGACGAGGACTTAGGGTACCTGGATATATACAATGAATATATCGTCTATAATACAGAGAGAAATGAGATTATTAGGAATATCGTAAATGACATCAAAACAAAACACCCAGAAGCTCGTATACTTATACTTACCAAATCACTTGATCATGGAAGAGCCCTGGAAGACTTATTTGGAGGCGAATGCCAGTTCCTGGAGGGGGCTGATTCGATTGAAGAAAGGTATGAAGCTATATCTAGATTCAGAGGATGTAGAGAATCTAGCATCCTCATTGGTACTAAAATACTCCAAACAGGGATTAACATTGAAGAAATCACCCACTTCATAAATGCTAGGGGAATGAAATCAGAAATAGCTACTTTACAAGCATTAGGAAGAGCGTTGCGGCGTCATGCTTCTAAAGACAAAGTATATGTATATGATTTTTTAGATAAAGAGAAATATCTTA